GTGCTCTACCGTGACCCACTGGCGCGGCGGCCCGGCGTGGAACACGAGACCGCGTTCCCAATCGCCAGCGACGAGTGCCCATCGGTCGCGCTTCGACTTCGTTGCCTTCACGCGGCGCACGCTGGCGGCTTGCTTCGCGCGCACGAGAGCGGCCTCCAGGTAGTCGCCGCCGTTGTTATCTTCGACGATGATCTCTCGCGCGCCCCACTTGTCGCACGCGCTCGCAACGGTGGCGTCCATGTCCATCGGCGTCAGCTTGCCGGACAGGTCCGCGAGGAGATAGATGCGTTTCGTGCCACGATGCTGCCCGACCACGACGACGCCGGACTCGGCCGATCCTTCGCCGCTCGTCACGGCCGGATCGACAGCCACGATCACGCGCAGGTCAGAGAGCGGCGGGTGATCCTCGACGCGACGCAGCCAATCGCGACGGATCAGCGCGTCCGGGTTGTCGAGCAAGAGTTGCCCGTGGAGCTCCTGCAGGCCGAGGCGCGTGCCTTCATACCGCGCGATGATGCCGCGGTACGTTTCGCCGAGGTTGGCCAGGTTGTCGTACGTCGAGCCTCGGACGATCTGCACGTCGTCGCGCACGAGAGGCAGGCCATCGCTGCCCGTGCGAGGCACACCGCCCTCGTCGGTCTCATACAGGATCGACGCGAGCACGGGCGTTCCGAGCGGCGTGGTCGTGATGACTGCACGCGGGCGATGACCGTGGCGCAAGCCAAACATCGCGTTGTCCCAGCTTTCACGCGCGCGCTGCCAGTGTGCGATCTCGTCGGCCCAGAGAAAGCCGAAGTTGGGACCGCGAAATGAATCGGGCTCATCGCCAGTCATCAGACGGCCGACGACACCGTTCGGCCACTCCAGACGCTTGCGCGAGATCAGCAGCGTGGGCCGACGCGCCAACGGGACCGCCGACAGCAGGCCGGATGGACCGTGCAGCATCGTCTCCATGACGTCGCCGAACGTGCGGCCGGCGATGCCGATCACGCCGCCCTCGCCGGGACGGTCGCCGTAGCCTCGACCGCCGCAGAGCTCGGGATGCGCGGCCACGTAGTCGACCGCCGCCGCGCCCGTGAGCGTCTTGCCCCACCCGCGACCTGCTAGGTAGGCCGTGATCGTCGGCGCCGTCTCGGACTGCCACACCTGCTCATCGCGCAGCCACATCGTCACGTCGTCGCGCATGGCCTCGACGTCGCGCGGGTCGAGAGACGCGAGCACGGCCCGCCGCTGCTCTGCGGTGAGGTCCGCGAGCACAGACGCGAGGCGAACGCCGGGTGACACGCGCGCGCTCATTCCGATGGCGCCCCCTTCGACTTCGCGACGGCCGCCTCGACACGCGACAGAATCGCGTCCACGTCGCGCTGATCGACGTCGCCGGACGTGTCCACCGCGACCACCTGACGCGGCCCGTAGTCTCCGGGCGTGCGACGCTCGAGGATCCACGCGGCGGCCTTCCAGTCGCCCTCAGCCTCGGACGCGATGCGCGCGAGCATGATGCCTTGCATCTCGCCGATGGCCAGCGCGTAGTCGCGGGCGAACTCGCCAGCCGGTGAGAGCGGCGCATCGTCGTCCTCGTTGCGCACCATCGCTGCCTCGCCGTCACGCAGCCATCGCGTGACCGTGGACGCCGACACGCCGCACGCACGCGCTGCCGTGGTGAGGCCCGCACCGCTCTTGACCATGCCGATGATGCGCGACCGGATCACCGGGTCGTGCATCCCCTTTCGGCCGAGGTCGATGCGGGGCTTGGTCACGGGGCGAGTTCTCCATGCACCGACAGACCGACATCCCAATAGTAGACGGTCGTCGCGCCCAGCAGCGTGATCGTCACATAGTAGCGACGCGGCCCTGTGTTCGTCGGCGTGATCTTCCGCCTCCACGACCACTGCCGTGACGAATCCGTCGACGCATTGGACGCCGTTGCGAATCGCACGTTTCGCAGTGACAGGTGAGTCGTAACCGTGCCCCCTGACCCATCGTCCGACTCCACGCTGATCTGGCACGCAGCGACGTTCGTGTGGGATAGGCCCATGTCGACACAGACCAACACGTCGCCACCATCGGCCGCAGTAAACGTTGCCGCCGCAAGAGGCGACGACGTGCCCGCGCCGGTGAATGACGACGCATTCTCGAACCCTACCGCCGGGTCACGAGTGCGCCGCGGCGTGTGTGCCACGCGGCGCCAGTCCACGCCGTCGTGATAGACCATGCCATTGTTCAGCGGTGCGCCGGACGGCTCAATTACAGACAGGTCTCCATTGGCACCGTTCAGCGGGTTGATCGTTGTCGGCTGCATCCTGACAGACGACCGGAACGAGTTGGGGTCGCAGATCAGCGCGTGCCCCTCGCCTACTCCGCCCGATGCGTACACGCCTCCGGACCCCGCTGTGAGTCCGTTGGATTCGCCATAGACTCCGATCCCGCTCACGCTAAATGCGTCGAACGCAGACGCGCGCAATGCGATCCCACGACCGGCGCCAGCGTCGCCGGCCTCGACATAGACTACCGATCGATCCAGTTGCTGGCTCAGGTTTGACGCGCTGACCGACGATGCGACCCGAGCGGCGAATCCAGCAGATCCGTTTCCGAAGATATCGATCCCTGCGTCCCGCGTTGACGCGGAGGTGTCGATATCGAGTGCTGCTGCATTGCCGGCCGCGTTGATCTCCAGCGCCACCCCGGACCCTGCATGGTCGAGCATGACAATCTGCGACGCGCCGGACGTCGCGACCCCCTCAATGCCAGCACGAGATCCAGCCGTCGCCACGACATAGATCCCGGTGCCGGAGTTCGACCCTGCTCGGACATCGATCGCTGTGGCTTCGATTGCGCCAAGATCGCAAAAGAACCCACGCGACGCGGGGCTCGCGGCGCCGTCGAACGACGCGACGAAGCCGCGAGCGTCGTCGAATACGTCGGCGCGATACGCCGTCGCATCGCCTGCCGATGTGGCCACGACGGAGACGGATCCTGTTGCCGTGCCACTCGTTGCTGCGATGATCGCAGGCAGCGAGGGATCGTTCGTGTTGGCCTGGATCGCGTAGCCGTCCTGCACAGCGGCCGCGTAGATCGCTGTGCCGGGTGTAGAGTCGTCGTATGTTACAGTCAGGGTCCCGATAGTGGGGCTCCCCGGAGACGTCGACGTGAGCGCGGCGCGACCGTCTGCGTCTGTCTCGACGATGTGCGCGTCTGCCGATGCGGTCGCGCTCCCCTGATACACCCAGTCGAGCAGCGCCCATCCCCGGTGCATCCATTCATTCGTGATCTGTCCGGTCGCTGGCGCCTCCGGGAGCCACGGCACGAATCCATCAGCGACGGCCGTAGAGAGCGACGTCGCCACGCGCGTTGGCGTGCCGATGATGCCGGTCGGGCCGACCGAGAAGTTCGCGTTCGATGCCCACTCCGGGACGTTGTCTGTTGGCTTCGTTGGCATGATTCCTTCTGACTAGATCGACGTGGCCCACAACGACAGCGCGTCAGGGTCAGGATTGGCGCCGGTCGAGGATGACCACACGCCGAGTGTGTATGCAGGTGGAGCGGCGCCTGTGATCGATGGCCAACCGCCGACGAGGCCAGGGTCGGCCGCAGAGAATGACGAGCCCACGCCGGCCGAGATGACAGGCCCAATCAGATCAGCCACGAGGGCCGCGATCGTGAGATCGAGGCCGGGCTCGCTGATCAGGAATATGATGTTTGCCGGATACGCCTCGACGAGTGTCACTGTCGCATTGGGCAAGAGGATCTGCGCAATGCCGACGAGCTCGTCGACCGTGCCGCTCGACGTGAGCGATGCACCCTTCGCGGTCAGTGCGAGTCGATACAGATCGTCGTCGGAGAACTGCCCGCGCGGTAGGCCGACGAGTTCACCGATGTAGTCCAACTGCACGCCGTCGGCCTCGGCGAGCGTGTGCTGATCCTGCACCTGCCGAAGCAAGTCCTCGATCGGCTGGCACGATTCGCCGATGACCTGCATCACGGCGATCCAGTTCGGCTGGTCCTGCCACTGGTAGTAGAGCCGGTTCGTGCAGGTCAACACGCAGTCGAGGTCGCCCGTGTCGATGTACGCGGCGGCGTCGGCGAGTGCGTCGTATGTGGTGACGGCGGGCATGGTTCAGAGGATCGTGACGGTGATGCGGCTGGAGTCGGCGATCAGGATCTCGACGTCCGACACGGTGATGTCGGCGTTGCTGTACGACGGCGGGCCAGCGGGCGAGGGCGTGTCGTCCGTCTCGACGGTGATCGCCGCGATGCCAGGGATCGCCGTCGTGATGGCGCCTGCGACCTGGATGCGGTAGAGGTCGCTACCCACGGTGAGGTTGGCATTGCACCACGCGAGCACGGCATCGCGGATCGATGCAACAGGGTCGCCGGTCGTGGGGAAGCCCTCGCCGTCGGTCACTTCGATGTCGAGCCACAGGTAGCGCACGGTCGGGCGATCGAAGTCGATCACGCGGGTGATGCCCTGCGAGTCGATCGCGTTGCCTGACGCCGTGGTGCCGTAGGACAGGATGCCAGCGGGCTTGTTTTCCCAGATGGCCTGCGCGATCTCGTTGTCGTCGCCATCGCGCACGACGACCTGGAAGCAGTGCGGTGGGCGTCCGTCTCCGTCCACGACATCTGACTCATTCTCGAACACGCGCGCGAACGTGACTCCATCCACGTCAAGCACAGCGGCACGGATGCGATCCGGCGTGGACCTCCCCGCGATGGTCATGCGGTCTAGCCATCGCTCGCGATACTCCGCGTCGGTCTCGTCGAGGCGGCCGGCCACGGCGTCGAACTCGTTGATCACGGCGACGATGCCAGCGATAGGCGCAGCGAGTGTGCGAATGGTCCCGGCCAGTGCATCGGTGGGGCCATCGACGGTGCATTCTGCGGCCGAGTCCACCGCGAACGTGACGGCAATGTTGCCAGGCGTGACGGAGTGCGTGACCGTGACGGTTCGCCCGGCCATGTTTGACAGGCGGATCAGGGTTCCGCTCGTCGATGCCTCGACGCCGATGAATCTCGCCGTGCCTGTGCCTTCGCCCGCATCGATCGCAGTGATCAGTGAGTTGGTCACCGCGTCGAGGTCGGCGTTCGGTGCCGGTGCGACCGCGGTGTAGGGCGTGCCGTCGATCGTGACGGTGTACGTTCCGGCCTGGAACGTCAGCACGCGCACGACACGGACCGCGTCGGACGTGGCCACCGATGCGACGGTGCTCCACGACGACTCACTGTCATCGGCGGTGGCGACCGTTCCGAGCGGGACGGTGACGCCGTTGTTGCCGTAGCACGTCAGCGTGACGGTCGATGCGCGAGATCCGAGGCGCTTGATTCCGACGAGATCGAGGAGCCGGTCCAACTGCACGCCGACAGCGGATCGGAAATACCCCGCGTTGTACGTCGCCGTCGTGCCTTGCCAGATCAGCGTGAGCATCAACGCCATCACGTCGATGATCTGTCCATTCGGCGAGTCCGACCCGGTCTGCGAGTTGCTTCCGAACTTGCTTTTCCAGAGCGAGACCACGTAGTCCCGCGCGTCCTGGAAGCGCGCTGTCTCGATGCCCTGGGGCGTGATCTGGAAGGTCGGCATCAGGGCACACCTTGTAACTGCACAGTGATCGCGTCGTGTAGTGGGATGCGCTCGGCTAGGTCGGACAACTGCGCCAGGGCTGAGAATGACACACGTAGCGTGCGCGTGGCAGGGTCGATCTCGCCGATCTCAATCTCGTCGACCTGCACGATTCCGGGCGTGCCGAGCAGGGCATCACGCACGGCACCCTCGATGTCGGACGATGACGCGCCCTTGATCAACAGGACGCCGAAAAAGTCCATGCCGAGGTCTTGCCGCGCTGGCACCTCGCCGCGAATGAGACGGAGGCGCACGCGGGCGTGCTGTGCGATCTCGTCCTCGCCGTCGACGAGGGTCAGCGTCGCGCCCTCGAGCACGAGGTCGCCGGTCGTGGGGTCTGTCTGGAGTTGGCCCATGGGATCACGTCGGCGGGGGAAGGAGTAGCCACGCGGTGAGGGCTGCCTTGAGCGCGGCGCCGCCATCGTGGGGCACTGGTGTCCACGCATCGATTGACGTCTGAAGCGTGGTGAGGAACGTCGCTAGGTCTGTGCCTGATTGGAGCGTCACGGCCGGAGAGTTGATCTGCACGGCGGGCGCGGTGATCGTCACGGTCGGAGCGCCACCGCTCGGCAGCGTGATCGCGATCGATGCGGTGCCATCGTCGCGCGTGATCAGCAGCCGACCCGCCGACGCAGGCAAGGGCCGCGAGAGCGGCGAGAGCATCGGGAGCGCCACGGCATCGGCGAGCGAGTGCATGCGGCGCCCGTCGCCCGGGACTGTCCCACCGACCTGGATCCAGTCATCGATCGCTCGGTCGGAAACCAGCAGCAGCACGGTGTCGCCTGGCAGCAGTTCGCCGCGGATCGTCACGCCTGCACCGCGCGGCCAACACACCGGGATTCCCGGATATATGGGGAGCGTGACAGGTAGGCCGCTGCCGGCATCGACGCCGCCGATCGCGGGCTGCACTGCGGCAGTGTTCGTGACCGGGTCGTAGCTCACCACGACGCCCGGTGTGGCCGTCCTGATGCGCTGCATCGTGTCGCGCTGGAGTGCATCCAGCGCCTCAATCGGCGTGGGCTTCGTCGCGCTCACAGAGCCCTCCAAGAGTCGAGGCCGAGCCGTCGCAGAGTCTCGTGATGCGGCCCGCGCCACGAGTCAGGGATCGGTGCGCCGCCGACCGCAGCATCCGGGGCAGGCACGCGCACGCCATCGGTCGCGGCCACCGCTTCGCCGACGCCCTGCCAGATGCGCGAGCCGGGGCACAGTTGGCGGTTCGGACGGCCGTGGGAGTCACGCCCGGCGATCCGGTGCGGCACGATGGCGGCCACGCTAGAGCCCTTGCGCGCGACCTCCCGGAGCAAGTGCCGCACGAGCCATCGGCCGGACGCGAGCTGTGCGTCCGTCGGCCGTCCGCGTCCGAACTTGTCGCCCGCGAACCATCGCCCGTCGCCATCGACGCCCTCGAAGTTGCCGACGAACTCGATGCTGATCGCGTGGTACGGCTCGCGGTCCAGACGGTTCGCGGCGATCAGGCGCACGTCGAGGTCGTACAGCCACAGGATGCGGCCCAATGGCGTCACGACGAAGTGCGCCGTGATCAGCTTGTGCCTCGAGCTCGCGTCCGCACGATTGACGCCGGTCTGGTGGAGACAGATCACCGTCTCGCGCATGGCTAGATCGGCGCGGCGGTATCGGTCCCGCTTGCGCTTGCCCTTGGACGCGCCGCGTGAGTACGTCACATCTGAGCACTCTCTGCGCAAGTCCTCGATCGATGGGCTCTTGGTCGGCGGGCCGGCGATGCACGCGAACGCGGCCACGTCGTCCGTGTCCTCGTCGTCGCGCCAGTCGTCGCACGCATCGGCGGGATGCAGGATGTGCCGCAGCGTGGCCATGAGTGAGGGCAGGATCGGCATGGTCAGAATCCTAGCGGGTTGAGTGTGGTGAGGCGAGCGATCGTCTCGAATGACCCGCCGCGATTGTCGATCGTGTGCGTGACCGAATCGACGCGGAACGACCCGGCCACGTCGGCGGTGATCAGGTTGACGGCGCGGCCTAGTTGCATCGTCGGGGCGAGCAGCGTTCGGATCTCGACGCCTCCGTTCTCGGTCTGCCGTGGCCTGTCGAGCAAGCGCAGCCCGATCGCATCAGGGGCGCCCACGACCGTGATCGGGGCGAGCGGCAACGGCTCGCCGAAGTTGGTCACGTACAACGTGCCGTCCTCGATCCACCATTCGCACTCCAGCGCGCCGAGCAGTTCGTTTAGTTCGTTCCTGCATCGGTTCAGGCCGGGCACGTAGGTGCGGCTGAACGTGTAGCCGACGAGGTTCGTCGCCGTCAGCGGT